AGGTTCGAAGTGTCTGTACCAGCATTCAGCAAATTTCAGGTGTTGATAGGATTTGATGTCATCGCGGAGCTCTCTGAATGTCTTTCCACTGGCGATCTTACGTTTAAGCGTAAGGATATCGGTTCGTTTGCCTTGCTGAGATGGCTCCCCTTTCTCAAAGAAGTCTCCATCTTTCTTGCAGTATTCTGCAGCCTGCTGTTCAGTACCCCGTCTGATTTCGAGGTGGACTCTGTTACCGAGGATCTGCTTAAGCTGTCTAAGAGACATACGCTTGGTAAAGCGAATATAGCCCTGCAAGTGCTTAGTCCCTTCGCTTCCGATCTCACGGCCGAAGATGATGTACTTACATTCGAGTTGCATCAGTTCTTGCTCTTCCTGAGCCGTGTAGTTATTAAGTGTGAAACACCAGCACGTTCTCGTAGAGATAGCCCTGAGTGCTGCCATTGTGACTCTGACACTGATGACTGGCAGTGTCAAGAAGAGTACAAAGAGTAAAAATCACGTGATTAAACGTGGAATGTCGGGGGATAGTATTACCCCCGACTTCCGGTCAATGCCATTCCCCTGCTTACCTGTAAGTAATAAATTGAAATATGACTTGAAGTCCCCTGAGGTCGTCTCTAATTGCGCCAGTAAGTTATATCCAACGGATAAGTACGATCCTCCATCCCCTCCGTGCGTTAGGCCACTGTATTCTGCTTCCACAGGTATCATTAGTTAGTCGGAATATAGTAGGTATCATTAGTCACAAATACAACATCCACAGTACTCAGCGTTGTGTTAGGCCACGGTATAGCGAAGCGTTAGGGTTATTAGCGGTTATTTTAGGGTTATAATGGCTAAAAGATTAAGGGCTGGCGTGTTTAAACGTGCTGGGACGTCCAAGCGTCGTCGTTTCAATAGATCTGGTACCAGAACTACACGTCGTCGATTCAAGAGACGAGGAACACGTCGATTCCGGCGACGAGGCCGGAAAATGAGGCCTACACCTGGCTTGTTTCCAAAGAAGGCTAAGCATACGTTTATCTACTCTCAAACGTTTACCCTGGCTGCTCCACTGCCGAATCTCAACACTATTCATGTGTTTATCACGAATGGGCTCTTCATGCCCGAGTTAGCGGGTGGTCATCAGCCGCGTTTCTTCGATCAAGCTATGACGATGTATCGACGCTACCGTGTGATAGGATCTAAGATCTCCGTCAATATCCACTCCACACCTCCCGATAGTACTAATCAATCGCTATCCTGGTTGCAGGTTGGTACGGATCCCGCTCTGGGTCCGTCGTTTAACGCTATTATCGAGCAGCCGCGTATTAAGTCTGCTATGATTACAAGCACGTCACTGCCTAATGCTGGCCAAATCCTTGAGATGGGTTGGTCCCCTCGTACCGTTGAAGGTATCAAGCAAGGCCTTGAAGAAGAGGAGTACTCTGGTGACGTTGCCAATAACCCAGCTAAGCTGGAGTATTTCACTGTTGGTAACTATGGTATGCATGGTGCATTGGGTAAGACACTCTATTGTGAATGCCGTATTGAGTATACGACCATAATGTATAAGCGTATTCTGGTGGCCCAATCATAATCCAACTAAAAATTCTTTGATCACATCGATCCTACGCAACAGTTGTTTAACATCATCCTTCGATCCATACACCATACTAGGATGAAAGCTACTCGTAATGATGATCATGGTTGCCTTGAGCTGTCTAGAACTGCCCTTGCATTCGACTCTCATAGGATATCTGTCGAGGACACGCAGAAGGTATTCGAAAGTGCAAAACGATTCTCTGAAGTCATCAATCAGTATATGTTCGTGTCCGTCATACCCGTCCCACCAGCGGAGATCTTTGGAACTCATCCAACACTCAGGCATCTCTTCGATAGCAGCTCTTGTCTTACCGCTACCGGTGGGCCCCCAATACCACCGAATGATAGGTTTAGCAACGCACATTCGTTTAGGTTCGAAGTGTCTGTACCAGCATTCAGCAAATTTCAGGTGTTGATAGGATTTGATGTCATCGCGGAGCTCTCTGAATGTCTTTCCACTGGCGATCTTACGTTTAAGCGTAAGGATATCGGTTCGTTTGCCTTGCTGAGATGG